AGACGCGCGATCCCGGTCTTCACTCATCGCGCGATCAAACTCCTCCTCGTATACAGCCTTCAAAAGCTGCACGCGATCCGGAGCCTTTTTCATGGCGATGTAGTACGCAAGACCCGCGGCAAGGCAAGGATAGAATCGGAAAGGAACCTGAAGCGTGTTCGCTCCCGCCGCCGCGTCATCCATGCGAACAAGCCGATCAACGATAAGGTCGTAGTTTTGATCTGGGGTAGGCCAGAGATATAGGACAGGCGTGATCTGACGATCAACAACATACTGAACAGGTCGGCCCTGTGTCAGCTTGTTTGGGATGTTGAGGTAGTAATCACGACTGATGCGATCAACTGTCAGATCAATCTGTGAGACACTTCCAGCCCCTGTCGGCATCCGGCAAACGACTGACAGAAAATCAATGACAGTTTGTGGGAGGGTATAGCTGGCGGTCGTGTCGTTCACTGGGATCGTGACACGTTCAATGGTCCACTGATTAAGACCACGGTTGGCCCATTCCGCGAGCAAAAGGTTCAAGCTGCGACGAGCGGTACGCTGATCGTACCCAGTACGGATCTCAAGTCCGCATCGCTCGAACGCCTCTTCGATGTAGTCGGCTACATCAAGCTCGAATGTCTTCGTCCCGGAAACGGCCATTGTCAGCAGACCTTGCCTTTACCGACGCCCTTGATGGCAATACCACCGCCACGGACGGAACCGCCCATAGCGTACTTCTTCTTTTTAACCATGCCGCCCTTCGCGTATGCTTCATCGCGGTAGGACTCGGCATCCATCATACGCTTCATGTCATCACTACGAGAAGAGGTATCGTCTTTGTAGGAGTCCTCTTCGAGCATACGCTTCATCTTTTCCTTATCGGACGCAGGGATATCATCCTTATACGACATCTCTTCCATTTCGCGCTTGCGCTTCTTAGCGTCCTCACTGCGAACATAATCGGTAATGGCGGCGGGGCGGTTATAATTCTTGCCGGGCATCTTACTTGCCTTTCTTTGACTTAGACATGCCAGCTTCAGACAGAGCAATGGCGACGGCCTGCTTACGGGACTTAACGACAGGACCCTTCTTTCCGGAGTGAAGGGTGCCTTCCTTAAACTCCTTGAGGACCTTACGGACCTTCTTCTGCCCTTTGGTCGAAGCCTTCGCCATGTCAGAAACCCTTCTTCCTGAAGAGTCTGACCTTACTAGCCACACCCTTTGGTTGTTTCACGAACTGTTTGCCCGCAGCCTTACCCGCCCTCTTGGCTTTAGTAGTTGCAGCGTATTCCTGTGGTGACAACGACTTTATTGCCGCTTCCGGGAGATACCTTTCTCCAGTCTTACTGGAGGGCTTCCCGGACTTTGTTCGCCACTTCTGCGCCGTCCACGCCTTGAGGGATTGCTGCGTCTTCTTCATTTGCCTTTATAGCCCCCGCCTTTAGCTTTGTACTGCTTTGCGAGGAGCTGGGCTTTACGTGCAGACCACTGCCCTGCGGCGGTGCCCTGCACGTTTGAAGCTTTGATCTTTTCAAAAAGAGATTTCCGCATACCGGGCTTGGTGTAGTTACCGGCAGCGTTCACTTTGCTCTTTTTGACAGGGGTCTTCACTTCTTACCCTTCTTTCCACCAAGGACAATCATCACGGCCATGCCGCCCTTCTTCATGCCCTTTTTATTGACCATGCCACCCTTTTTCAGCTTCTTGGTCGTTCCAAGGCTAGGGGTGGTAACACGGGTCTCTGTAAGTTTCCCGGCGAGCTTTAGAGCGTTCGCCGCGGTTCCCGGCTTGTTCATGCCCCTCTCAGCCATGTTAGCTTTTTCACGAATTGCGCCCTGCTTGGCCGCAAAAGCCTGACGTGCATCGTTTGCCTTCTGACGCGCAGCCTCATTAGCAACGCGATCCTGATAGCGAGCAACCGCGCGCTGCTGGTTCTGAGCGGGCGTATATTCGCGCGTCGTGGACGAATACTGGTTCGTCGGAAGAGGAGTCTTTGCGGTTGCGGGGCGCATACGCGAGCCAGTCAAGACCTCGCCGCCGATTGCAAACTTTTTCTCGACTTTGCCGCCTTTTTTCATAGCCACCGGCATCGGCTTTCCAACTTTTTTACGACCCATTGTACCACCTTGCGGGGGAGACCCGCCCCTTCCACGGTTGTTGAAGACTGGACTTGTCGGCATAACATCAGGAGCCCCAAGAGCGGCTCTCGCCCCTTTAATACGAGCGGCCATATCCACGTCGGAAACCGCTCCCCCCATAGCAAACGACTTCTTGACACTACCGCCCTTTTTCATAGGCATGTCCATCCCGGCAGGCATGACTGCAGAAGAAGTCTTCTTGCCCTGACGAGAGGCACCCATCGCGCGCTTCTTCAGACGAGCGCCCGCCATTTCTTTTCCCATACCGCCGCGAGACATAGCCATCTGAATTTTCCCTTACTTACACTTCCACCGTCTGCGAGCTTGACTCAAACGGCTGTTGGGATTCTTTGCAGCTTCTGGGAACATCTTAGCCTGACCCGCCGACCGGGCACAGAAAGACTTTCTGCGAGCTGCGCGCTTACCTTTCGGGCTGTCCTCTGTGACAGCAGTTGACAGTTTAGATCCGGGATTTGCCTTGCGATAAGCTTTCACACCTTTTTCTGTCATGCCAGCCCCCGCCTTTGTCGGGCGAAAGTTGCCAGATTTGACAGAAGTTTTGATGCCCATGCCCTTAGCCATCACGGGGTCCCCGCGTCGTTCTTGATTATGACCAAGATAAACATCGACGAACAGGCATTGTTGTTGTTAGCGCCAAGAGCCTGCGCCTCAACTGTTGTCTTTTCAGGAACAACTACAGGGTACTCAAACACATAGTCTGCAGCGCCGTTGTTGATCGTAACAATAGCAGCTGTTCGTCTTATGTTGTCGGTTCCGCGCGTCATTAAGCGACCAGTTACAGGGCCTGAGCCGGACGACTGACCTGACGAAAAGAGACCCTGCGATACATAGCCAGTATAGCCAGCGGGGATCGTGTAGCTGCCAGTAACCCGCGCGTTATAATCGTACTCAATTACATCGTACACGGTTGCAGGGACGCCAAGCGTCACAACCCCTGTACCAAAGTAAATTGTTCCAGCTGCCGAGTTCAAAGACCCGGCGGTGGCGACGTAGCATTGGTTGACGTGGAGATACGAGTTTACCGTGGTGACGGCAGTCTGACCATTTAGGACGACTGTCTCCGAGATCGTGTTATGGTTTTCATTAAGGCCAGATAGAAAGACGGTGCGCGCTCCAGTACCAACAGCTGTATCATTTGCGTTGTTGGAACTAACGCTCAACTGCAAGGCTGCGGCAGGGAACTGAAGTATCCCCCCGTACGGCCAGACAGTTTCTATCGACGTATCAACGTCGCCGTTGTAGCCAAAGATAGTGATAGACTGATGCCAAGGTATCTGGCCGCGAGAGACCTGAAGCTCCCACGGCTCAGTACGACCTGTTCTAGTTATCGAGGAAGGAGGACGAGTCACACCCATACCTCCTCAATAGAGTTTACGCAGATACAGGATGATCGAGTAGGAATCGCCTGCCGAAGCGCCAACGGTGGTGAACAAGATGTTGCCGTTAGACCCTGCACCCGCGTTGTTGTTTATACCGCCCCAGTTATCAAAGTCGAAAGTCTGGGCGATATTTGAAGGGACCGTAAGAATGACCTGATCCGTCGTGGCATCCCACAACATACGAACATCCATTCCAGAGGTCATCGCGTAAATGCGGTCAATCTGGACCGCAATACACGGTGTCTTCTGATACGCGGAAAGAGCGGCAACGTCCACCTTCGTGACCGCCGTCTCGCCCGTCCCGTCGGACACGTTCGTAAACTTCATAACGACTTGTTTGTCGCCCTGAAATATGATCTGCGTTGTTACAGCATCAGCCATCGGGCTCTCCTATTAGGGGATGAGCACGCCTGTCTGAGCGTAAGTCACCACGATGAAGCCGACACCGCTGCCCGTGTTGGTGGACGTGACAACAATCTTGATGTCGGACGTTCCAGTGTTGGCCCACTTGCCAACACGAGTGGCGTCAGCGCCCGCCGTAGCAGCAACAATGCCAATCGTTCCGCCAGCAACCGCAGCAGCCGCCGTCAGGTCGGTGGCTGAGACAGTCGTCCCGATGCCAAGCGTCGTGGCAGCTCCAGTCCACGCGGTCGTGACATAAAGCTCGATGTCGGTGATGATGCTGCCCGCCGGGATCACGATGCTGGTCGTGTAGACGCCAGCCGAGCTGCCGTTGGTGGCCTGAGTGATCGCCTCGTACTGCGTCAAGGACGCAAATCCGAGATTGGCAACGTCGTTACCAAGAGTGGTGCCGGTCGTGAACTTAATGGGGCCGACCTTGAGAGGGCCGGAAAAGGTTGAAACGCCCATGTGTATCTCCTGTCGTGAGCAAGTCTGCCATCTTGGGCAGTCAGGGACACTTTAACTATACATGAAAAAAGGGCTGGTACAATACCAGCCCTTTCTGTTTCGGGGTGAGCCCCAACGGATTAAGCGCCCTGCGAGCCGTACATGGCACGCGGGTCGGACCAACCGAAGCTGTAACGCTCGCGAGCCTTGTACCGGACGTTGCCGGTGTCAAAGTCGCCTTCCATCGCCGTCTTGATGGGCGAGCGCACGAAGTGCTTCATCCCATTCGGAGCGTCGGTCTTAACGAACCAAGCGTCCGGATCGGTAAGGAAGTGGTTGACCGCAAAGCCCTGCGGCATGTAGCCACCCGTCTTGAGTGCGTTGATGTCGTTGTCAGCGGTCGAGGTGCGCTGCTCCGACTTCAGGATACGCTCGGCGGTGAACTGAAGAGCCGGGGGGATAATCAGCTTCATGCCGCGAAGCGCGACCTTCAGGCCACGTTCGTCGATGAACGCCGCGATGTCGATCAGAGCCTGTTCGAGCGAGGTTTCGTTCAGGTCCGCCTGAGTCGCAAGCGTGTTCGACCAGTTGCCGCCACCCGTCGTCGGATGGGCGGAGTTGACCAGAGACACGCCGTCGCCGCCAGTGTAGCTGGAGGAGAAGGCATTGTTCAGGACAGACGCCGCCGTCACCTGCTTGGTGTTCGACATGCTGCGAGCCAGCGCACGGGTGTAGCGGGCGCTGAGTTTGTCGTAGAGGTTGTCCTCAACGGCTTCTTCAGTGATCGCAAACGCAAGCGCGATGGTGTTGTGGGTATAGCGAGCCGTGAAGGCTTCACCAGCCGTATCATAGCTGATGGCCGAGCCTTCGCCCTTGACCGGAGCCTGACCGAAGCCAGACAGCATCACTTCTTCTTCAAACGCACGATCCGAGGTCTCGGTGTCGAAGATTTCCGCATGTTCGTTGTCGTAACGATCATACTCCATCCCAAACAGGGCGTTCAGTCCGGGCTCAAGTTCCTTGAGCAGTTGCGAACGAGTAATAGCCATTGTTCAGACTCCTATTAGACGCCCGCACCAGTACCGTTAGCACCGTAACGATAGAAGTGGTTGTTGAGGAGGACGATAGCCAGACGACCAGCCACCGACGCATCGCTGTTCGAGGGGGTGTCCTCGAAGCCGATGATGCGAAGGTTGAGCGTGTTGGTGGTGTTGGCCGTCGATACAGCGAGTTTAGCGGTCGAGATGCCAGAAGTGGCATTGCCGCTGGTGGCCGTAGCGAAGTTGGCGTTAGCGTGCACCAGAGTGTCCGCCGCAGCCGCGTTGCAGTTGATGAGGAAGAGCTGGTCGGGGTCAGCCGAGATCGTCGCCGTAGCAACGGAATTGGCGTACACCGCAGCCGTTCCCGGCCAGTAGGGAGACCAACGGGGCTTGCCCGTAAGGTCGATGTAGTTGCAGCCCAAGAACGCGCCCAGAAGAGGGACGGTGCCGCCAGCGGCGCTGCCAACGATGTCAATCAGACCGTTCGCCAGCGGGATCACAGGGGAGCCCTGATAGATCACGCTAGACGTGCCCGCAGTAGAGGCGGTCTGAATGTTGAACACCATGTCGCCGTTGGAGTTCGTCGCGCTTCCAAGCATACGATACGGGCGAAGCCCGAACGAGGCATCAATGTTTGCCATTGCCTAGATCCTTACTGTTTATCGGCGGAACGATTACCGCCGAAAGTGACCCGTGATTGTCTCTCAGGACGTATCATGGGCATTGATGGGTGTTGGTCCCGCATGAGGTCGTTATCTACCGCCTTCATCTGCTCTTGCGTCTGATTTTGGTAGTAACCTGTTCTCTGCGCGACAATCTCTACCGGAATACGAGCTAGGACCAGTCCTCCAACTGCAATAACGCCAGCGTGTTTGCCGTCGCTAATCGTGGGGAGATCCCAATCAGGGTATTCCTCAGCGCGAACCAGCTCGAAGCCTTCGCGTAAACGGGCGGAAAGGTTCTTCCGATCATCAATGCCGTTGGCTTCCATACGGACCCAGCGGTGCCGATAGCCCTCGGGAGCGGGCGGTGCGTCCAAGGAGGACGGGGGTTTCCACGTTAGTGGGCGCGCACTTTTGTCGCGAACATTCTCGGAGCGTGGCTTACGGTCTATCGTCATGTGACTTAACCTTGTTGCTGCATACGAGTATGTCTAGCATACTCTTCTAAACTAACACCCAGTGCCTTAGCAACCCTAATCTGACTTTCTGTCAGCTTAACTCGGGTCGAGCTAGACTTAACCGTGCTTCTGGCAGGAGCGACCATGGACTGCGGGCGCTGACCCTGAGAGCCGTTATTCTGGGCGGATTTGAACTTATGTGGGAACTCCGCGCGGATACGGTTGTCCAGTTCCTTGTAGTAGTCGTCAGATGCCGGGTCGAAACCCTCCACCTCTACAAGATCCGCATGGATGGCGTAGGCCGTAGCTGTCATAGCTCGGTCGTTGCCAAACCACTCATTGCGCTCCGCCCAAGAACGAGCCTTCGGATCGGGTTGAGGAGCTTGCGGGACCGGGGCAGCCTGCGGCTGCGGACGAGCCGCCGCGACCTGACGCTGCGCTTCTTCATGCTCCCGGCGTAGACGAGACTGACGCAGACGGTCGTTTTCGACAGCGAGCGCCGCCAGTGCGCCTTGAGCCTCGATCTGAGCGTCAACATTACCCTCGTCAATCGCGCGACGAAGCTCCTCTCGAACCATTTTCTCCTGTGTTTTGAGTCGGTTATCAAACTCTTGCACAAGAGATTTGTCGAGACGTTGAGCGCGATCTTGGTAGGTCTCAAGCTGACCCTTCAGCCCTCGGGCATATTCAAGAGCCGCCTGTTCGCGACGCTCGGCCTCCCGGACTTTATAGGTCAGTTTGTCGATACGTTTGCGAACCGACTCAGAATGTTCCTCAAGATCCTTGTCCCCTTTTGCTTGGGAGACAGGTTCTTCCTTGGGAACTTCTTTTTCAG